TTAATTTGTAGCGTCGAGCACACGCTGAATACCCTGACGATCATCTGCGGAAAGAGTGCCCCGCACATCACATGCCCTGAATTCCACACGTTTGGCCGCCACAATGCGCTCAAGACTTTCACGGCTAACCGACGTGCTGAAGTCCTCTCCGTAAATTTCTCGAAAGGTGTTCAGCTTGTAACGGCCATCCAACGCGGGAAAGGGGTCTCCATCAACAGTCCAGCGGCTCGAAAAGCAGCCAGGAAACCGGGCGCTTTTGCCTGAGCTGGACAGTTTGGCCGTATAGAAGGTGTTTTTATTCCCGGAGCTGGTCTCGGATTGGTTAGCTAGCAGGGAAAACGTAAGGTCATCTGCTGAAGGCTCGCCTGTCCAAACGACGGAACGGCGCTCCCGAAAGGTATCGGTTTCGTCCGTGAGTTCACCTGCATAAGTCTGCATTGTTAGTGAAACCAGGCAGCCTGCCAGTCCTGTCATCCATGTTTTGTTCATAAGCACTTACTCTTGTTACGTTTGCTACCAGGCCTCGAACGTTATGAGGCCTGGCCTAAGCCTATTGCCCGTTCGGCTCAGAACGAGGAACGTTGATAAGCTCCTCGCGCATGATTTTAATCGCATCGGGGGCATCGATACGAACCTTGGCGGCCCCAAATTTGGCTTGGGAAATGCTAATCGAAATCCCACTGTTTCGTAGTGCTTCAATCAATTGCTGTTCGTCTGCACCGTCTTGAACGGAAAGAATGATTTTTTCGCCTTCATGGCGGGTAAGTACAAGACCCATATAGCTTCCTTGCAAGTAAGTAGAAAAATTCAAACCGTGTAGCAGCCTAACGTATTCACTCGTGTAATGCTGTCTTTTCCTTGCAAATTCTAGGTGAACTAGACAATCAGGCAGAAGAGGTGTGTGAAAGAAGAGGTTAAAAAGGAAAGATTATACTGACGCAGCCCTTTGGCCCGGCTATCAGTTACCTAGAACATTTATGGCTTTTCCTGCTCAAATTTTCAACCAAGAGGAGAAACCAGTATGAACAATGAAGAGAACCTTCCAGAAAAGAACAACGTATCAACAGAGAACGAGTCCGCCCAAGCGCCTAAGCCAGACCATGAGCCTTCTATTGAGGAGACCATTGGAGTTGGTGATAGCCCGTTGGGCTGATTGACTTGATCTGGGAAGGCCCGCCTTTAGCGGGCTTTTTGATGCGCTGTGGCTTACCGGCATCAGAATCCGATAAACCGTCTACTAGCCTTGCTCGGCACAGGTTCAGTGCTACAAACAGTGATTAAAAGGCTAATAAAAAAGGCTGTTGAACAGGTCAGGAACTGATCGACTAGACAGTACCTATAACAACCTTTTCAACAGCCTCTGGCGTTGAAACCCGTAGGTTTCCGCCTTTGCTTGGTGGAGGCGGGGGGATTTGAACCCCCGGCATAGCGGCGTATTTAGTGGCTTGTAGCGGGATGGTTGTTGAAATGTTGCTGAAACTGCTGTTTTTAGGCTGTTTTCGAGCCCTGTGCACTTTGAACAGGAGAACCAAATTTTTCTACGGCTAACCTGCCAGAAGTGTCGTTTTCTGTTGGTATCCAGCGGCCATATACGCGAGCGATCATTGTCCAATCTTTATGTCCCATCTGTTTAGCTACCCACATCGGATGCTCACCCGCTGACAGCATCATCGAGGCATACGTGTGCCGGGTCTGGTAGGGGTTCCGATACCGCACCTTCGCCTTCCTGATGGTCGGCATCCAGAATGACTTCCTGATTGCCTGATCACCTTCAAACGGTTTGCCATACCTCGGGTCGTGGAAGATCGCTTTCCCTTCTATATATGTATGCGCCTTCTGGTCTTGCAATGCAGCAAGTGCCAGGGGGAGCAACTTCACACTACGGATGCCGCTGGATGTTTTTGGCAGCTCCGCTTCCTTGGCCGCCATGGTCAATCCCCTCGATATCCTTACTTCCCCGCGCAGCCAGTCCACATCTCCCCACTCCAAAGCAACCAGCTCACTTGTCCGCAGGCCCGTCCATAGGGCGAACTGAAGGAAGTTGCGGTATTGCCCGGTAGCTGCGGCTAATAGCTCCCGCTGTTCGTCCGGTGAGAACGGGTCAATATCGTCTACGGTCTTGGGCTTTTCTTTGACTGAATATGTCCAGCCAGCCAGAGGATTGGTCTCGATCAGTTCATCATCAACCGCATCCGACAGCGCCGACCGCAGACACGACTGCACGTTAGCCAAGCGCTTGTTTGAAGCATCCATGCCCGACAAGGCATCCCGTACTGATTTGCGGGTAATAGATAGAAGGGGGGTGGGCCCAAGCTTTGGGATGAGAACGCCGTTCACGATCTTACGGTAGCCATCAATCGTGGAGGCCTTCAGCGCCTTTTCTTTTCGCTCAAGCCATGACTCTAGATAAGTAGATAGGGGAATCTGGCCGGTCTTGTAGCCGACCTTGGCGGTTCGCTTGGAATGGGGGAAGGTTGCAGCGTAATCAAACGTCCCGTTATAGATGGCGAGTTCGATGGCGGCCTTGTGCTGCTCGGCACGCTTCAGGTTAGCGGGGCTGGGCTCAAGCGGGATGCGCTCCCGGCATTGCTCACCTTCATACTGGAAGCTGATTTCAATGCTAGTCTTTGAAGCGGCACGCACGCCGCTGCGCTTTCTACCCATTCGTTATAACCCTCAACGTCGATCAATACTCTTCCATCGGGCGCATGAGTCCACACCTGACCTTTCGGCCAAGTGCCGTCCGCTACCTTGGTTCTGATTGCGGCCTCACTATAGCCGCTTTCAGCCGAAAACTGTTTGACGGTCTTGAATCTGACCATAGCAATGCCTCCTGCAGGGCAGGTGTATATAAAGGAAGGGGTAGGGGGTTACGCTGTTGCCCAGAGTGATTCAAGATCCATTTGCTCTTCCGGCATCCATACTGGGGAGCTCTGATGTATTTCTATACGTCGTGCAATGACTTCAGCTCGTTGGCCTGCTGTAGGAGCTGGATACATGCCGAACCTACTGATGGAGCCTCCATTGACTGCAGCGTTAGTGCTGTCGGCTGATGCGAAAGGTAATCGTGAAAAGATCGCAGGATCTAGCATTCTCAATCCGTGAAGCTTGCAGATAGGACGGCCGCGCTCATCACATATGGCCGCCATCGCCTGATTCATGCGCTTCCACCATGCATCCGTTCCAGGGGTAGACCATTGACCTGAACTGCCGAACGCCACGGTTTTCCATGATTTAGCTAAATTCTGGAGACGCTCAACCGACTCATGCAAATGCCATACAGGCACGCCAGGAAGATAGGAAGGCCATTTAGCCAGCAGCTTGTCATTGTCTGCCTCAGTGCCTTCGATGACATCAGGTATCAAGGCCCAGTCAAAGCCGGGATGCCTGTACCACTCTTCGACCCATTCGATGTAGCCAGCTACGTCGAGCGTTCCGCCTTTGCGCCAAATGCTGAAAGCTCCGTTATCAAATACGAAGGACTGGCAGTTTTCGGCAACAATCGCCATATCATCACGGCGCGGGAAAGGGACAAGCGCATGGCGACCAAGCAGGAAATGATTTTTGTCTTGCAGCGTGCCACCAATCGGCGTGCCGTGATACGGGATCATTGTTAACTCCTGATCGTCTCTACTTCGACGCCCTGGTGAGTAGCTACCATTCGATGATCGCCACCGAACCTACGGTGCAACTCATCCGCGATAGCCTCGTGGTATCCCTTTTTGATCAATGCTGTAGCCGTCCTGATGTGCTCAACCATGAGCATTTCAGGGGTTTTTATCTCCAGCTTGTAGATGATCTGTTCTGCATCTGACGGGCATGTAGCTACGAATGTATGCCGGTAAATGTTGATTGCCCTTGCTGCAGGCATGGCTTCTCCTATCCCGCCAATGGCAGGGGAATAAATAATAAAGGGGGTTAGATCAGCAGGCTATGCGCCTACCATTGAATGCCCATCGTTGGGTCGTAGCAGAGCACTACGGCAATCCCGAACGCGATAAGCCCAAGCCAGGAGAGGTCTTCAGAGGTCATGGCTTGTCACCGTGGCGGGCCATCTCGTCGTCAATACAGGCGTCTAGCACGTCAGGGTCTTGAAACGTGAGAGCCCATGCCGTCGCAGGTTGCGCCCAGCCAGTCACGGAAAGCACCATAATGCCTCGCTCTGTCTCGCCATTGTCACGCAGCCAGCGATACCGCTCGGCGTCAGCCTTCAGCGCATCGCACTCGGCTATTGTTTCGTCCAGTTGCCTATCCAGTTCGTTGCTTTCCATTGCGTACTGATTGCGGCGGTTGACTTCACACTGTAGCGAGCGCTTTTCCACTTCCAGCGCGTTGCTCAGCCGCTCCACTTCCTCCCTTAAGCGCTCAATCCTCTCCCGCATAACATCCGCACGGTGCTTGCCAAGCTCATTAACCTCAGCCGACTGCTGAACCCACTCGGTTTTGTCGCTCCACTCCATGTACGCGGCTTCGAATTGCCTCAACCGCTCTACTTCTACCTGTAGCTTCTCGTTCTCGGCTTGGAGTTCAGCAAGATTTGCGGGGTGGGTATAAACTGGCGTCCATCCTTTGTGGGCGGTTCCACTCACGCTTCCGGTCTTGCTTATCCAGCAGGCAGGCTCAGCCGGTGCGATACAAGCGGCGCGTGCTGCCTCAATTCCAGCCTGATAGGCATTTTCTGCGAGCATCCACTTGTCTTCACGTAGAACAGCCTGTCTCCCTTCTTCAAGAGATAGGAACCATTGGTTTAATGTTGGCAGCTTTGGTTGATCACTCATTTCAGCACCTCATCAATCAGGTCTACGGCTGAATCCAGATCCTCCCACGTGCCGTATCCCGGCGAGTTGGTGACGGCAGTACGTACGCCTCGGAGTGCGTCTTCCAGCTCCTTTATGCGTTCGCAGAGGGCTAGGACGTTGTGCGGATTGGCTAACAAGCAGAACTCTTTCTCTAGCGCAGTCAGTCCTACACGCGGGTCGTATGGGCCCTCTGCATATGCAGCCTTCGCCTTCTCAATCAATCCATCGATATCAATCATGTCCGGCACCTCACAGTAAACATCACAAACGGCAACATGAATGCCCATACCGGAGACTGGTAGAGGGCAAGGTAGGCGGTCATTGTGATGAGGAAAGCGTTAAGGGGGATCATGGCTGAACCTCGATGCCAGCGGCTTCAAGCGCTTTTATGCATTCTTGACGGTATTCCTCACGGTATTTAACGCCCTCGTCTATATCGTCAGGCCAGCTAATACCTACATCAGGCAATTCCACCGACAGCGCAGCGCGAGAGGCTTGCCATCCTTCCCAATGCTGTTGCGTTCTCTGAGGCTGATAGCCTTCACCGTCCCGCTTAAGTGCTATTTCTCGAACAATGAATTCGGCTGTGCCCTGAGAGAGATCGGGCTTTTGCTCGGTAAGCCTCGCCACGCCTTCACGCACAACCCAAGCTTCAAACTCTTCACGACTACTCATGCCGGTCTCCATATCGATCTATTCCTAAAGGTCGCGCCTGCCTGATGCATACACCGGCCTCCCTTGATCGGAGCCAGTTCGACGGCATCAGCTTTCTTATCTTCAATCGTGATCTGGTAAATCTCACCGGAAGGCACATGTAACCAGCGGTCTACACGTCCGGTACTGCGGGATTTCATGGGGATTACCTAGGCGGCTTTGTCAGCCGTTGAGATCAGTCGTAGCCAGCGGCCTTGCTTGTGTTCGAATCGCTCTGGCCGGGTGAACTGGCGTCTTGCTGTGATGCCGCAATGGGTGCAGCGGATAGTGCAGGCGCTTGCGAATAGCCATGAGTGCTGACAAGTCATGCCGGAAGACCCTCACGCATTGCTTTGGCTAGGCACTTTCTAAGCCAGCTAGATGAGATACCCAAGCCTTCAGAAATATGCCGCCAGTGGTATCCCTCACAATGCAGCTCATAAGCTAAAACGAGATCTTCTTTCTTAACGCTCGACACATATCTCCGGTAATCGCCTCTTACTTTCCGGTGGATAGTGCCACGAAGCCTTGCGCGCTTGACGGAGACCCTAAGGCGCTCCGGATCTACATCGTTTCCTAATTGGCGCGCTATGAGCTTCCAGCAGATATCGCCTTGAGTGTTTAACTTATAAGCCTGAACAATCTGATCATTAGTGAAGTTTGGGGATGTCATATCCGCCTCCTACTGCTGGGCGAAGTTCAATAACGTTTGGCGAATTTAAGGCCGTGTTCCTTGCCGATGTCGCTCATGTACTCCGCTGTGATCCCTAGCTCCCGGGCGACGGCAGCAATGTGCAGGTGAAGCAAGGGCTTGGCTTTCTCAGCTAGGGCAGCGCGACGAGCTTTAGCCTTGGCTTGCATGGCAAGTGTTCCGGTCTTCAGCTGTTCCAAGGATTGCCGCTTAACGCTCACGGCTGATGGCTTTCTTGGCTTAGGTTCAGGCTTCGGCTTACTCTTCCTGATCAGCTCTGCTTGCTCGGCTGCCAGCTTCTCCCTAGCTGCATTGATCTCTTCGCGCCTACTCGTTCGGGGCGAGCCGGGAAGCTTGAAGCTGTCGCGGATACTGGGTGAGCGGCTTATCTGTGGCCGTTCAATGACGTCTACTGTCCCGCCTTGGGCAAAGAACTCATCCTTGAGAGTGTCCAGCATTATCTGGTCATTCATGCGGGCTTGAATTGCTGTGTAATCAACGAACATAAAGCACCTGTAAAAAAGGCGCCTCATGTGCGCCTTTACTGCTTAGTTGGGAGGGTCACTAGAAGGGGATTGAATCGTCGAAGTCTTCATACGACTGGGTAGTCAGTGCGGGCTGCTGTGCTGGCTTGGCCTGCTGGCCTTGCGGCGCGCTACCTACTAGCTTGATCTGGCTGATTCGGCCCGTTAGCTTCACACCCTGGCTGCCGTCGCCTTTGGTGAACATCTCGACATGGGCATCATCTGCCACGAAGTAGACCTGTTGGCCCTTCGGCAAGTAAGGCGCTAAGGCTTCGGCCTGCTTGCCCCATAGCGTTGCGTCTACCCACTGAGTAGGACGCTTACCGTCATTACCCTTGCGGCCGTAATCACAGGCAATGGCTAGGTTCAGAACGGCGTCACCGCTGGGGGTATAGCGCAGTTCGCTATCACGACCGATACGGCCGACATCGATTAGTTGAGGCATCGTGTTTCCTTGGGTTGATGGGGAGCCTTATGCGGCATCCCCTTGGGCTTGCTTCTTGATGTAGTCCATGGCCCCGGCAAACTTCTCCAGAGGCAGTTGGCTAAGGTCTTTAATCTTGGAGAGCTTGCAGAAATCTTCATCGCTCATGCCGGCTGCTAAGAGGGCATTAGAAAGAGCCCTGTGCTCAGCCTCACCTATCCGCGGCTTTGGTGCGGGAACGCTTTCTGGCTGGCTTCTCGCACTGGCTGGCTGACGATAAGGCTGCATTGCTGCTTCACCATCGTCATCTTCAGGCGCGATACCGCAGGCAGCCATTAGGCTAAAGCGCCTTGCATAGGTCAGTGCGGAGCCGTAACCCTGTGGGTCTTGCTTCTGGGCGGGCACATGGAATATGCCTCCGCTCATCTTCTCGCCTGACTCGTGGATGAACAGGGTTTCGACTGTCACGCCTTTGTCGTCAGGGTGGGTGACTTGCAGTAGGCCGATGCCATTGCTGTTCAGGGCATCAATTACCGCCTCGATGCAGTTATCCAGACGCGCATATTTCGAACGAAACGCCGGGTTGACGCTGGTCTTGAGGGCAGGGCCAAAGGCCATCTGAGCCTTCACGAAAGCCGCGAAGATCTTGGTTTGTTCAGACATGATTTCTCCAGACAGCCACCGTGCATGGCTGCATATAGGGGAAGAGGGGTTAGGCTGTGATGTGACCGGCTATGCCAATCGCTATAATGATGAGGGTGTAGAAAAGAAGGCCGTGGATCATGACTTTGCATCCGGCAGACGGCACCCGGCGTCGTACAGCTTTGCGGCAATGCTCCAGGGGTTAGCAGAGGGCATATCAGGTTCAATCACGGATGCCATTTCCTTTACATGTCTTACGCGCTCTTCCGCTGCGATCTGTTCGGGGGTGCGGATGGGTCGGAACTGAAAGCGATCAATAAAATCTGCTATCTCTTCCTCTTCAGCGCCCATCACAGCGACTTGTTCACCAATGAATAGCACTTCACCTTTTACCCAGCACAAATGCTCATTGTTCCTAAACTCACACACCGTCCCTACAGGCGGCAGACCATCTTCCGGCCCGTTCCAGACTAGGGATGTTGGGCGGGGCACTAGCTGCTTATCCGGGAAATTGCTTTCACGCCAACCGTTATAAGCGCTATCCCAATAAAACACGGCATCGCCTTCCAGCTTGTAATAGAGGCCCGAAAACTTTGAGTAGTGGGTAGTCCCTTCTGGGGCTTTGCTCCAATCGATACTCATGCTGCACCTCTCAAACCTTCGCCGCCCAATCGCTGCCAGTACTGATCAAACACGTGCTCGCTGATCTCTCCGCGCTTGAACGCAAACAGGAGCGCACTAACGGCGATCTGACGCCCTACATAGGTAGTCTTGGCTACCAGTCGATCAAGGATCGCTTTTGCTTCCTGCTCACGCTTGGCAAGCGCAGTCTGTAGCTGTTCAGTAAAGTTCATGCGGCCTTCTCCTTGGCTTCGATACGTTTCTGATTAGCTTTCGCCTCATCCAGTAAGGCGCCGTTGCGATAGAGTCGGGCTCGCAGCTCTGCGAACGCTTCGGTAAAGGATTGCTTGTCCATTACGCTCTCCTTGGCTGGCCGATCATCTTGGCCATACGGTCTATGGTTTCGTTGATACGGGCCTGCCGCTGCTTGGCCCTGACTTCTGGGGGATAGTCGTGAAACGCCTTCATGCGCTCCTGGTACGCTGCTTCACGCTCAGCCTGTCGTGCTTTGCGTAGCTTTGCGGTGCCGTCCAGCTCATCGGCACGCTGCTCAAGCATTTCTGCTGCCCGAATCTCTGGCTCACTGGATACGCTCCGATCAGCCATTGCTGCCTGCCAGCGAATAGCCAGCGCCTTGTCGCGTAGCTCTTGAGCCCGCAAATGCACGTCATAGTCCGTCATGGTCTGTACTCGTGATGAGCGCACATAGGGCAGCCAGCTCCCGCCTGTTGAGGTGAATGAGAACTGACTGGCTTATGTGTGCTGGGGAGGGAGGTTGTACTGGTGTTGATCCGGCCGGTGCTGATCTCCGGCTTGGTAGCGTCGCCGCGCTAGGATTTACCTAGCACTACCCGGTCCTTGGCGCATCAGCCTGCGCATTCGGATCAACCCACTACAACCTGAAGCCATACCCCTCCGTAGAGGGGCAGGGAGGGCCATACCGGACGCTTCTCAGCGATGGCAGGGATGCCAGCAGGTGCTGACCAAGAGGGGGATTTATGGGCAATAAAAAACCCGCTCAGTGGCGGGTTTCGTTCAATCACTCGCGCTGTCAGTCATTGTTTTGAGATTTACTCACTACAGCGGATGACAGGTCTCTTAAGGCATCCTGTAACGCATTCCTTAAATATTCCTCAATAGGAACTCCGGCTTCTTTAGCCAGCTCAACAGCTGCGGCGTATGTTTCATCGTCTAGCTTTAGCGTTAACGGCTTTCCACTCTCACTCATATATTGATCTCCTGCATTCCAAAGCGCCCTCTTGGAAGGCGCTTCAGTAATGCTCTCATAAAGAACTTGGTTCCAGTCGGTCTCGCTGAACGAATCATTGCGAGGCTGGGGGATCATTTCGCTGTCCCGGCTATCCGGCGTTCGGATCGTGTGGCCCTTGTTAGGGCCAGAAGCGTCAAGCGCTTCGATGGAGCAAAGTTAACCATCGGTTTGTTTATCGGTCAATACCATCGGTTAATTATTTTTGCGTAGAGGCACCTTGCTATCAGTGCTTTAGATGAGATACTGTTCTTTTATCCAGTATTTAAGAATGGAGTTATGTAATGCCGAAGGCCGCTAGCCCAGTAGTTTCAGCCCAGGAGCGACTAGCAATCAGGATCTCGAACATGATCAATACGCCGAAAGCTCAAATGCAGCGGCGCGTAGTGATCCATAGACTGGATAGCGAGCCAGACGAGGCATGGGAAGGGGTGTTGGAAATGCTCAGGGAGACGCATGGACTAGAAATGATTTCTAGTGATGAGGATACGATAACGCTGGGATGGCGGTATGAGCTCGGATAACACTTGGATCGTAAATAAGGAAAAGATGGGTTTTTGTATGAAAAATTTAAATCAGCCTAAATAATGTAGGCTGATTTAAAGTGTCACTATCTATTACTCATGTAGCTTGTGGCCTAAATAATATAGTCCCCAAAAGGTTGCTAGTATTAACTGAAAAAACATAATTGCATAAATCAGTATAGAGGAGCAGATGAGGTAGAATCCAAAATTAATTTGATTTAACGTGTATTTGGATATGTCTATTCCGTAGCTTGTTAAAAATACGGAGAAGATGATTAGGACAATACTTTGGGCTGTAAGAAACGCAAATAGCATTGCGAGAAATCTTCTTCTGGTTAATCCCACCCAATTTTCTATTCCGCCATCCCTGACTATTACTTTTGGGGTCGGCTCAGGTAGCGCTTCGTCAATATCAGACCTTCCAAAAGTAGCTATAGCTGCTAGCGCTGCAATATAAAAGCCAGGAAGAGACTGTATAAAAGATAGTAATGCCTGTATAGCGCCGCCAGTCTTAATTATGTTAAGGATATCGCTGAAGTAATATGCGGAAGAAAAAGAAATTAATGCAAGGATTATCGGGTAAAGCCAGTCTACTACCCATTTATAAGGATGCCTAATTGAAAGGTAACTAAAAGGCCTAACCAATTGTCCTATAATCATTTTGAGGCACCTTATATATAGCTAACCATTTTCTTTATGATAAGCTCTTGTATCTCATCAAAGCTATTTGTTTTTATTAAACCCATATTGAGTGAGTGCTTCTTCACGTATGCTTCAGGAGCCTCAAGTATCCCGGTGTCCGAGAGCATGGTAGCGTCTTTCGTGTCGCCAGATTCTGTGACAAACTTCAGACGTATCTGCTTGTATTCTTGGTGCTGCTTGGTGATTGTATTTCTTATGCCGCGTAAGGCAGACATCGTATCGCCTATAAGATCAGCGCTAGGCTCAAGTGTTACAGTACGCTTTCTCTCTTTGACGAAGCCGCGTTCATCCCATGTTGCCCCAACGCCTGAGTAACTAACTAACTCAACAGAAGATAACTGACCGTTTTCTAAGTCTTTAACAAACTGGTCTGATGGGTGCCCTCGAAAAGTCACGTCATGTATATGATGAACCATCAAAGGATCGCCGTTTTTATCTACTGCTCTGTTAATATTAGGAATTTTGTAATTGTCTGCTAACTGTTTTTTGCAGTGCCGGATAATATGACCAATATAAGAATGTATTGTTGTGGCGTTTAGTCCTGATCCATATGCACTCTCGAATATGCACAAATACTGATTTTTTCCAATATATGCGTCAAGAAAAAGGATAATGTGAGCAGAGTATTCGCCACCGTGGTCGTTGGGTTTTTTATGTACTATGCGGCTTTTTGTCGTTGGGTCACTTGATACTGAATCTGGTGCAGACGGATCGCTCCTGTTGATAAGGAATATGGCTCTGTCCTTTTCCAGGCGGAAATCCTGTATGTAATTACTAGGCGAGTTGGCTGTGTATCCTTTGTGCAAAAAGTTGTCGCCTGCCAAGTAAAGATGAGATATATGAGATGCTATGTCTCTAAGTGATTTAGGGTGTGTGGAAAAGTCCGCTGTATTTCCTTTTGCCCGGCTTTGTCCTTTTGCAGAAAGTATGATGTCGTAAAAATATACTGTTCTTTTAGCCATTATATAAATCGCAGACTTATGGTTGGGTGTATAGTTATTTGCGTATTGCCAGTTTTCTGTTCAAAGATAACTCGCTTTTGCAAAGGATTTATAATTTCAAAACGCATGCAGTATTCATCATGCCTAATCAAACTCTATGAGCATTCCAAACTAGAAGCACGCGCGCTTGGATAAAAGTTTCATCCCGACGAATTGGTTTGTCTTTATGGAGTGGATTGTCTGAGATCATCTCAAAATGTTCAGAATCAGCGATCTCTAGGCGCTTGATGTAGAGCAGGCCTTGCCAGGAGAAGAGGTAGATACCGTCTCCAGTGAATTCACGCACACTGGCATCCACAATCAATGGATCCCGATGTCTAATGGTCGGCTCCATCGATTGTCCCCAGCCAGTAACGATCTTGAGGTGGTTCGGGTCGTCATAAGTCACCCCTAGCTCACGTAGGTGTGACTCGCTTACCCTCACATCTCTTAGGATCTCCGCGTAATCGGATGCGATCTGTCCGCCACCCATAGCAGCACGGACGTCGTAATGAGCAATATGGATCTCATCGCCAACCAGGCCGGGATTGATGATGTTGGCACTAATCACATCGCCAGATACAAGTTTGGTTTCCGCTGTCTCGGTTACAGCATCAGCAATCCGCTGTCTGGCCTCTTCTGAAAGATTTTTTCCATGCTTTGCCAGCATCTGGCTTACCAGATCAGCAGCTGAAGTAGCCTCCTGAGGTTCTTCTGGCTCTTCCAGGCCAGACCTCATTGCGGCAGACATTGCCCCTATTTCCTGAGCAAGTCTCGGGCTGAAATCAGCTACGTCTACCTGTAAAGCTTTAGCCAGAATCGCAGCAAATTTCGCGTTCAGCGGATTCAGGCCTTTGAAATAAAGGTTTACAGCAGGCGCAGACATGCCTGCCATTTCAGCCAGTTTCTTTTGGCTGAGCTTCAAGGGGCCTTTCTTTTTAAGGAAAAGCTCATGTGCCGCTTGGCATTCGGCCAATCGGTCGGGAGGAAGAGCACGCTTTTTGTTCATGGGCGCGATCATAAACCAATGGTTAAAAACTGGAAGAAACCATCGGTATTGCAAAAAAGCTAACCGATGGTTAATATTCTGGTATCTACACCAGAGGCACGACCATGAAAGAAAGCACTCTCGAATCCTTTGTGGCCGCGAAAGGACAGTCCGAAGCTGCAAGGCTTCTACGAGTGACCCCTCCGGCAATTCACAAAGCTATTTCTACCAAGCGGGACATCCGTGTTCTTGAGCTTCCCGATGGAAGTTTTCGAGCCGTTGAGTCACGCCCATTTCCATCCCAATCACCCAAATTTCAAGCCGCTTAACTGGCATCAGGAGCAGTACCAGCATGAGCTACGCAAACCCCGCAGACCGCCGTGACAACAGGCACAAGGTCAGCCTCAACAGCACGTTGAACAAAATCATCACTAAGTCAGCCGCTCGCGCTCGTAAGCAGAACGCCACCTTCTTGCTTGAGCTGATTGAGTGGGCAATCGAGAACGGCGCCGTTGAAGAAATCGTCGGTAACGACCTGTTGAGAGCCGACGAGTCTAGCGTGGCCTGAAGGGCCATAAGGGGCCCAAATGCTGTGCTTTGAAGACTTGAAGCCGGAAGCAAGAGCAGAGGTTGAGCGCTTGATGACGGCGAAAGGACAGAGCCTCGATGAGGCAATAGAAGAAATAGTAACAAGCGGGATAGCAATGGGCGGCCTGACCTTTGCGGGTCGTCCCAAAGCCAAGGTAACGCAGATCTTAGGACCACCCAAGGAGGTGGGCCAAAGAAGGGACAAAAAAGATACGAATTAGCCCTTTTACGGGCAAGAAAAAGCCGGTGGCTAGACCGGCTTCCTCAGTACCTCAAGTTCGAGACGAAGTATGAATAACGTAATCCAGCTTAGCAAGTCCCAGGGGTTTACCCGAATGGACAACGACCTATACGAAGCCCTGATTGGGGCTGACTTGTCCGGTCGTGAGCTTCGGGTAGCACTGGCTATCCACCGACTCACTATCGGCTTCAACACTCAAACGTCCCGTATTGCTGCTTCGGTTATCGCCAAGCTATCAGGCATTCATGCGGACAACGTATCCCGAATCATCTCTGAGCTTCTTCGTCAGCGTGTCATTTTCCGTACTGGTGGTAGCCGTAGTCCTATCGGTATCAGCCCAGTTTCTGAGTGGAAAATTGATGCTCAAAACGACGATAAATCGAATCTGACGAAATCCTGCGAAACTGTCGTATTTGACAGGTCGAGACTGTCGAAAACGACAGACTATAAAGACAGTAAAGACATAACTAACTCTAACGAGTTAGTAACGCCCGCAAAGTCATCGGTGATTTCAAAGCCGAAAGCCAAGACGGCAAAGCCAGCAACAGGCATCAAAAAACTCTTGGCTGATAACCCGCACGGCGCATCAGAAAAAATCCTCACTGAATACCTCGCTCTTCGCAAAGCTAAGCGCGCACCTATCACCGATACCGTGTGGGCTTCGATCAACACCGAGCTTGGAATCCTGGCCAGTCATGGACTATCCGCCGATGAATCCCTAGCGGTTGCAATCAAGGCGGCGTGGCAGGGTTTTGAGAGCGAGTGGGTATTAAACCGTATGCGCCGGTCAGCGCCTCTTGTTCGCCAATCCAATGAGCCCGACTTCGATAGCGTCGAGTGGGCTAATGATCTTGGAGAGTGGTGATGAAAAATGTTGTGGACATTACCAAGAGCCTGCCTGCGGTCATGGGAAAGGCGAAGCCTGAAGAAATTAAGCCAGCCCCGGCATTCATCGACGAAAAGAGCGCCCGCGTTGTGAACTCTCTCTTCCGTGAACTTCAGTCCATCTTTCCAGCGTGGCGTCAGGCTTGGCCCACTGACAAGGCACTGGATCACGCCAAGGCAACATGGACCAAGGGCTTTCGTGATGCCGGAATCACGAGCATAGAACAGATCAAGTTCGGTATTCAGGCCTGTCGGAGTCTGGGTACTGACTTTGCTCCAAGCGTTGGCAAATTTATCCAGATGTGCCAGCCAACGGCCGAGATGCTTGGCTTGCCATCTGCTGAAAAAGCCTATGCCGAGGCCTGCCGCAATGCTCACCCATCTGCTGACCGTCATTGGACCCATGCAGCCGTGATGCATGCCACCAACGAAACTGGCTTCTACAACCTGAACACGCTTAAGGAAGACGAGAGCCGCAAGCTTTTCATGCGCAACTACGAGATAGCCTGCCGCATGGTTGAAAAAGGTGAGCCGCTGAAGGAGATCCCGAAGGCGCTTCCAGCTGAGGTCAAGACGCCTGCTAACCCATCCATTGCACTGGCCGAGCTTAAGAAGATGCGCGAGATGGTTAGGGGAGGCCGGGCATGAGCAAGTTTATAGACAGCTTCCCTCTTATTACCGTCATTTGCTCGACGCTTCTACTGGTGTTCGTTGCTTTTAACCTGGGTGCAGACCTAGGTGCAATCAGATATGCCGCGACCCATAAGTGTGAGGTCCAGCCATGAACTGGAAGCAAGACGGCAAGTACGCCCTACGAGGCGAGCATGGCTACCAAATCGGCAAGTACATCGTAGATGGCAAGCCTCGCTATATAGCTTGGCTAGGCATGGAAGCTCTAGGTGAGCGCTGCGACACCGTGCAAGAGGCGAAGGAGCGCTGTGAGCGTCATCTGCAGATCATGGGGAGGGAAGCGGCATGAGCACGGTAATCAAGAGAGTAATAGGTGACGCTACCTTGTACTTGGGAGACTGCCTTGAGGTTCTTCCAATGCTTAGCGGTGTAGATGCGCTAATCACTGACCCCCCGTATGGAATTAATGAAAACAGTAAAAAGGTTGCCAGCCGCTCTAATACAGCCAAAGCCAAAGACTATGGCGTTTTTGATTGGGACAAGTCTGCCCCAACTGCAGAACTGATTGAGCTTATGCGCAGCAAGGCCAAGTGGCATGCCCTATTTGGAGGTAACTACTTTGACCTTCCGGCTACTAGCTGCTGGCTCGTTTGGGACAAGTTAAACACCGGTGATTTTGCGGACTGCGAATTAGCTTGGACCAATTGGCCTAAAGCCGTTCGGCGTATTCAGTGGCGTTGGAATGGGATGATTCGGCAGGGAAATGAAGAAAGATTCCACCCAACTCAAAAGCCACTGGCTGTTATGAAATGGGTAATCGATCTGTGCCCCTCAGCTCAAACAGTTCTAGATCCGTTCATGGGGTCAGGGACTACTGGTGTAGCAGCTATCCAGATGGGGCGGAAATTCATCGGGATAGAGCGAGATGAAAGGTACTTCGAAACGGCATGCAAGCGGATTGAAGAAGCTATGCGTCAGGTGGATATGTTCACGTGCCAAGCCCAAGAGTCGCCTGTAACGAATGATCTTTTCTCGGAGGGGGTCGCATGAGGACCTACACCTTCACCCTAGACCAGCTCAGAGAGTTTGCAGAAAGCCTGTTCGATGACGGCTACCGCTGCGCCTCTACTGTGAGCGAGCAGGGCGACCCCATGGACGTGTTCAGGACCGAGGCCTATTACCACACTCGCTGCCGTGAAGTGGAGCATCGTCTGTTCAGCGTGGGAGGTAAGCAATGACTAGGCCTTCATTCCCGTTGCGTAACGAAATGGACCGTCAGCGCGCTATCGCTCTGCTGCAAAAGGTTGATTTGTCAGCTGGCTGGACATGGAGCCTGAAGGAAGAGGCGCGTACAGACGCCCAGAACAGACGTATGTGGGCCATGTTGCGTGACATCTCTCGTCAGGTTGAGTGGTACGGCCAAAAGCTAGACGACACCGATTGGAAGCACATCTTCAGCGCCTCGGTACAAAAACAGCGTGCAGTCCCCGGCCTGGATGGTGGGTTCGTCGTGCTGGGCATCTCAACCAGCAAGCAAAGCAAGAAGTGGTTTAACGACATGTTTGAAGTAATGGAAGCCTTCGCCGCTGAGCATGGTGTGAGATTTACCACGGCTAACTATTGGGGGATCGCAGCTTGAAGATCGTATCCAAGAAACTGCGCGATTCAGCTCGGGACCAAGACTGCACTCTGCGCCTGGACGGGTGCCGCTTCAGTCCAGAGTTTACGGTGCTTTGCCACCTTCCAGTGGGCATGAAAGGGGTGGGCCTAAAGTCGCCTGACCTGTTTGCTGTATTTGGCTGTGACCATTGCCATGCGGTCATCGATGGGCGCGCCCAAGGGCATTACACCGAAGCGGATCTTCTCCGTGCGCTGGCTGAAACACAAATGATCTGGGTTCGCATGGGCCTATTGAAGATCCAAGGAGTAGCAGCATGACAGGGATCATTATCGACAACCGTAAGCCCACCGCCGTGGTAGTCACCCATGACGGTAAGAAGACGTTCGACACCTTTGCCGAGGCCTGTGCCTATGCCGACGAGATACGCGACAAGCGCATCCTGGTATGGCCGGACGATCAGACTTCGTTCCCCTTCGTCAATGCCTTCAATGAAGAGCGCATGGACCGTATAGGGCAGAACGGGCCAGATGGCTTGGCATACGATGGCGTTGGCAAGGAATGGCTAGAGCAGTACGGCTTGCTTGGAGACGCCAAATGACAACCCTCACGCTTCCTTGGCCGCCAAGCAATAACACCTACTACCGCAGGGTAGGGGCTAAGACGCTTATCAGTGAGAAGGGACGGCAGTACGCCAAGACGGTCTCCCAGCTCTGCCTGATATCCAAGGTTGCCAAGCGTGAAGGACGGCTGCAGGTGGTTATTACTGCCTGCCCACCTGATCGCCGGAAGCGTGACCTGGACAATCTTCTTAAAGGACTACTCGACGCGCTGACCCATGGCGGCGCCTGGCAGGACGACAGCCAGATCGATGATTTACGAATAGTACGCGGACCTATTCAGGTCGGCGGCACGGTATCGATTGAAATAGCGGAGATAACCCAATGCGCCTGAATGACCTGAAATCTGCTCGCACTGCCTGGCATCAGGCGTATTACAACGAATCTCACAGCACGACAGCACACACTGAGACCGTCGCCACCTTAGGCATGGTCTTTGGTGGCGGATGGACAGAAAAGAAGTTTCGAGAGATCGGGCCAGACGGCAAGCAAATCACCTTTAGCCAGTGGGTGTGGGTAGATAAGCCCATGGATACCCGTGTAGCGAAGCGTAAGAGCACAGGCGTAGCGATAGAGGGTGCCCTGCGTGGACGTATTCAGAGCGCAATCGGAACGCTCCCAGCGCATCTGAGAGCGTTTGGCAGCTTTATGTATAACCCGGTCAGCTATGACGATACAGATATTGCCGAAGCCGCCTCAGAAGTCGTGTTTCGGTTGGCCTATATGAAAGGCGAGCGGATGTATGCCAAGAAGATGGAGAAGGCCCGGTATGTAGCTGCTGGAGTGCTTCGCCGGTATCGCCAACGGCACCAGGGCGGGCAGAGTGAGGGAGTCGATCAGATAGGTACCTATCACAGTCTGGATAAGCCGGAGTTCTTTCGTTCTTGGGTGCTAGATGAGTACGGGGTAAAGCTAGATCCGCGCAACTGGGATCGGGAGTGGGAAGGGTTTATTCAGGCTTGTTTCGATGTCTGCAATGACTTGGATAAGGATGCTTTGTCGCCTGTGGCCCGTTGCATTGGGCTGATAAAAGAGGCTGCGTAAGATCCGATAAAATGCAATGTTATAATGTTTGACAAAATGTGCGGGAGGAGATACGATCTTTCCAAGATGTGATGAATCACTCAAAAGAAAGCCCCGCTATGTTTCGGGGCTTTTTTGTGTACGATTGATTTTTATCTGTCGGGCATGATCATGAAGTGGAAGCTGCAGGGTGTGAATTTCCGTTGTATGTATGCAGCTGCTGTATGTGTTGGGGTCATGACTGTTGATGCCGACTACACATATCTATGGGGTGGGGCGGCCGTTATCTTCGTTTGTCTTGGCCTCTTGTCTGCCCGAATTGTTAAGAGTGGAAGATAGGTTCTTATTCATGCCTTCCATAAGCTCATGGATTTGCTGTGTGGTGTATAGCTTTGCTTGGCTCAGTATGTGTTGACGCTGCTCTTCTTCAAGCTCCTGCTTAAGCTTGGCTTGTACTTCTTTGTCGCCCCGTTTAAGTAGAAAGCTGGTGTAATCAAGAAGAGCTTTGCCATACATGACCACGTTGAAAAACGATAAGCTGAAGTCTACGACCTCTAGTCTCGTAGGCTGGCCGCTTGAAGTGGCAAAGATAAACATTCTGAAGGAGAACCAAGCGATGACAATCACCATCACGGTGATGAGGGCTGTCTTGGCAATCCAGCTTATTACCATTGCCCTTTCAGCTGCTGTTGCCCTTGCCACAGCAAACATGAGCCCTACTAATGCAATGGTAATGCTGATGAATGGCGTAACAACGCTTGTTGTATGGCTAACGCTTTCCATAGTTAAAACTTCCCGTGAGGTAGATCGGTCGCACGAAAAGCCTATGGGAAATGCGTCACGCTGAGAAGCGCACGCCGCCTGGTTATCCAGGCACCGATTTAACGAGCCTCGCCAAGTGCGGGGCTTTTTATGACTAAAGCTTTAATAGCTCCTGCCGATAGCCCGTATCCAGGCGGTTGCCTCCTCTCCCGCTTGGCATTTATGGGGCTGCAGGATGCAGCTGCTGTAATCCCTACTTTAAGCCCAGCCTAACCGCTGGGTTTTTTTATGCCCAAATTTCCTGCAGTCCAAGCGCACACCCCACCGGGATTAGCTGCCTTGAGTGGTCAGGAATCGACAGGTCTGGATTGGCTGATGCCGGTCGCCTGTTTCATCAACGTCGCGAGACGTAGAGCGCTGGTCGACGCACTGACCACCTAATTCAAGCCCATCAACCGGAGAGGGCCAGATGTTCGAGTCCTTACCAACCGACCTTAAGGGCTGGCTAGGCTGGGTCGGTATGGCCGTTGTCACTGCCATCGTTTATTTCCCCAAGGTATGGGGAGAGAGGCGAGGTGATAACAAGGAAATCGACCGCCTATCAGCCGCACTATCTGAAGAACGCCAGGGCAGAAAGGATGCCGAAGCGAAAATACAGGAGTTGATGCTGCGTTTCTTTGAGCAGAACGCCACCAATGCGCGATTAGAAGAGCAGATGAAGCACTTGGGTGAGCAGAACGAAGAGCTCAGACAAGAAATCTCCCAGCTACGCGCAGAACTCCAGCAGGTACGCGGAAATGCCTGATTCAATGGCAAGAGAACAATCAAAGACCCGTCGCGCATGGGATAACCATGGTAGCTGGCTGTTGTTATTTATCGTTGCCATCTCGTGCTTTATGGGTGGCAGTACGTTCAATGCATCCAGTACCGGCCAGACGATCAAGATCATTACTGATTCGTACGAACGTCAGGATGCCGCTCGGATAGCCCGTATCCGTGAACTCACCGATCAGAACCTTGCGTTGACCAAGCAAGTGAGTGATCTAGCCCATACCACAGCAATGAAAGCTGACGAAGCAGCAGAAAAGGCTTCCAAGGCGCTCGATAAAGTCGCACCCCAGTAGAGGAACGTATGCCGCGTATCACCGCACAACAAGCAGGCGGTGAGAACGTCTGCGCCTTTTTGGATACCCTGGCTGCAAGTGAGATTGGCCCAAAGATGCTGGCCTTGTCTGACGACGGCTATAACGTTCTTGTAGGCTCCATGCCAAACAAGATGCTCCTGATGCGGGATTATTCGGATCATCCGAATGTTTACAATCAGGCAACCAACTCCACGGCTGCCGGTCGCTATCAAATCCTGTATCGCTACTGGCCCCACTATAAGGCTCTGCTCAAGCTGCCGGACTTCGGCCCGATCAGTCAGGACCTGTACGCCATCCAGCAATTCAGGGAGCAAAGGGCTCTTGATGACATCAAGGCCGGACGCTTCGCCTCTGCAATCGCTAAATGCCGAAATATCTGGGCAAGCCTTCCGGGCGCCGGGTACGGACAGCATGAGCACAACATTGACCACCTGCTAGCGGCCTTTGTGAAGGCTGGAGGCAAGGTAGCGTGACCATCATTCCTGAAGTCCTGATTAAGTGGGCACTGGCTATCGCTATAGCGCTTGGCTGCCTGTTTGGGGCTTACCGATATGGAGTGAACACC